ATCAGTTGATTTATGAACGTGTAGCTAATAGGGAATTGGCGCACATTCACAATAAATTTCATGATCCTATTTCATGGATAGATGATGGACGCGGGAAAATAACTTCCATTGAGAGTAAGAATTACTCTCTATCTAAGGAAGCTATTTATAGTACGTTATTATTCCCTTTGTTTGCTGTTCTTTGGATGATCTATTGCTTCGATTTTGGGGCCGTGAGTAGGACTGCGCATCGGTATTATGTTCGGTTGGGTACTCGTTACGGGCGACCATACGAACCAGTGGATTTGGTTGTATTGTTTGTTTCTACTGCAGCCACTTTTTTGTCCAGTGTATGGTTTGTTTTCATCATAGCAGAGGGTCACAACCTTTTTGTGTTTACAATAATGTTCTTATTATTCGTAATGTGCCTGGCTGTTTTTGCTCTTTATGCTTCGGGCACAAACACTATGAATGCCTGTTGGGCAACTTTGGTTTTCTTTATTTTGATGGTGATGCCTGTAGGTGCAGACACTGTGTTTGCTCAAATTCCTTTCTATTCATTATATGTGACCCTGTTTCTAGAGAATACTCTCGTGGGTCAGGCTGTGTTAGTTTTGGGTAACATTCCAATTTATTGGTTTAATGTTATCTTGGTTACCATTATGCCCTATAATGTTTACTGGGCTTGTTCTGCCTTAGTAAAAACTGACAGTAATAGTATACCTACTCATTATCCTAAGCAGTGCACCAATCCTAATTGTGCGTCGTATTTCTTGGAGAAAAAGAAATTCCCTAGAAATTGTTGGTTGACTCATGTTGAGCATGTGTATGCTGATGCAAGCACAGTCAACAAAATAGATAGACTGATTCCGTTTTTAGCTGGTGTGCTGCCTGATAATAGTAAATTTTGTGCTGAGAAGTTGGACTTGCGACCTGATGCTATGAGTCTACGTGATCTCAGACACCATTCTCTCACACAAGATACTGTTGTCCTTAGTGTTGTCTGGCCTAGTAGACGCCGAACTATGAATTTTAGAAATTATGTTAGTTTGCGCGGATTTGTTAGGTTTTTAGGACAAACTTTAGTTACTTACGTTTTTGGAAAATTTGGCATTGTTCATGCGCCTTTTAAACCATACGTTTGTAATGTATCTAGACAGAAAGTGTCGATACAAATGGTGTCTCAATTAAAAAATCCTGTGGCACTGCCTTTTGGAATAGATTCTGTGACTATGATGCGTAAGCTGAATGAAAGTATTAAGGGTATACATTCAGTTAATGTTGATAGATTTAAGAGACTCTTTGGTGAGTCCATATATCACTCCAGTGTTCTTTTCTCTTTTGGTATAGCTATGCATGATCAGCAAAAGGCTTGTAATATGCCTTTCAGGAGTCCAGCAATTTTGGAGGACGTGTCATTGCCCGTGGTTATCGGGCGTCAGAAGTAGGGTTGATAAGAAACACCGATACTAAGCAACATTTAATAATACGTAAACGGCAATTTGATTTGAATAATCGAGTAGCTGTTGCTGTATCATTAGGTTGCGAAGTTAGAGGAGTGTGCCTTCCCCATCCCGACCCAAAGGATGATGACACGTTAATTGCTGGAGCTGAGAAACGGATTGTTTCTCGACCTCCCGATGGCAAGTTGCCCCCCGCTCTGAACCGTAAACTGAAGAGGAGATTTCGAGAATTTGTGCGGCGTTGGATTCGTAAGAACTTAACGCCCGTGTCCCCAGATGAAGATCTTTCCTTTGAAACGTGGATCAAGCAAACTAACTATCCAGATTGGCGCAAAGCCGAACTTCGGATTGTTCATGAAACTTTACAAGGTATTTATAATTCCTCTGATCCAGAGTTGATTAAAGTCAAGTGTTTCATGAAGGACGAATTTTACAATGAATTCAAACACGCTAGAGGTATTTACTCACGTGTTGACTACTTTAAGGTCTTGTCTGGACCTTATTTCAAAGTAATTGAGAATCAGTTGTATCAGCATCCGTCATTCATAAAACACGTTCCTGTACGTGACAGGCCACAGTACATCAAAAATATGCTTTTTAGTATTGGAGCCCGTTATGTTGCTACTGATTATACTTCTTTCGAATCGTTATTCACCAAGGAAATGATGGTGATGTGTGAGTTCGAACTTTACAGGTATATGTTTAAGCATCATAAAGGGGCAGCCAATATGGAGTATATAATGGAAGTTCTGTCCGGTTGGAATATCTGTCAGTATAAGAACTTTAGTCTCTTGTTGAAGGCCACGAGAATGAGTGGTGAAATGAACACTTCGTTGGGAAACGGTTTTAGCAATCTGATGTTTATGTTGTTTGTTTGTCATGAATCAGGCAGTGAAAATGTTCGGGGCGTCGTCGAAGGCGACGATGGTCTATTCACATTTAGTGGGCGTCCTCCTGATGTCAACTTATTCAAAGAACTCAATCTTAGGATCAAATTTGAAATACATGATGATCTTAGTACTGCGAGTTTTTGTGGAATAATATTTGACACGGACGAATGCATTAATATATGTGATGTGGCTAAATCTCTTGTTTCTTTCGGGTGGACAAGTGGAAGATATCAGGGAGCTACTGATAAAACACTCGAAACCTTACTGAGATGCAAAGCAATGTCAGTTTGCTACCAATATCCCGGATGTCCAGTTTTGGACGTTCTGGGTAGAAAGATATTGGAACTCACAGATAGAGGCCTGGCTGTAAATTCAATAATTGAACGAGACAGGTCTCTAAATGTTTGGGATAGGCAAAAACTGAGAGAAGCTGCGCGTTGGAGTAGGAGGATGCCTAGGTACCGTGAATGTGGGATAGGCACACGTGTTCTTCTGGAGAAGAAATTCGGTCTTTCTGTTGAAAATCAGATGATAATAGAGAATGCAATATGTGGTATCGATAAGATATCCACTTTGGATTTTCCTACTGTGGTTTTCAAGGAAGATTGGATTAAGTATAGTTTTCTGTATGTAACGACTTCAAAAGACACATCCCCGGGACCGTTCGTGTGTGAACATCGAGCGTGCTAGGGGAAAACCGGTTCTCAAAAAATAGGAAGTAAACTTACCGTTTGAG